GGCACTGAAGTGTGCATGTCAAATTTCTGCGCGTCAAGACCGATCGCAACCGGATTCCTGAAACGCCTCCACTTGTCCTGCACAACTTTGCCTGCTTCCATAACATTCATTCCTTTGATCACCGTGTGCCTGGTGTGTGCACCAAATGCTTTATTGATGCCACGGTACACCTTCTTTTCCAAGAATTTCAGGTATTTACCGAGCACCAAATTGTAGCGGGGACTACGGGGATTGATGACTCTGGGGGCCTTGCCCAGGTCTTGCTTCTCATACTTCACAAATGAAGTGAGATGCGCGTCCAGCTCAGTCAATGGATCTCTTTGTAATGATAAATACGCATCCTCATACACACGCCGCTTAGAGCCAACATACGCCTCGACCACTGATCGAAGGGGCATTATTGGGGCATGGGCACATGATGAGGATACGATGTCTCGGAACTTCGATAACCACTGGTTGTTCTGGTACGTTCTCGGCCTAACGAATAGGGCGGGCTTGAAACCTTCTTCCGTTTTACACAGAAAGTATCTCTCCTCGAAAGCCCGTCCTACCGTCTCGATATTGTTGTTATACACACCAAGGTTGTGTGTTGGTCCTATGTCACGCACGACAACAAACGTGCGCAACTTAGCTCTCAGCCCATTCGGTTGCAGTCGGAGCACCCCACGACACTTACTCAGGTCCCTCCCAACCATCTTAGTGTTATGTCCGACCAACCTAATTGGGCGCCCCTACGCCAGCGGGGCGAAAGTTGATGGTGAGCCAGGCTCACTCATCAACCACCGCTGGAACCTAGTCATACGAGCTGCCGAGGTTTCCACCTGGTAGTGGATATCCTCTCGGAAGTAGCAGCTAATAATTGACGGTAGGTGGGCAACGCTATCGACCTCACGCACGTTGTATCTCCGCATTAGACGCAGTGCTTCGCGCTCTACGATCAGTTGGTTGCCGGGCACGGATGCCGACAACTGACCGATTCGAGCACGGATAGCAACAATGACTGCTGCGGCGAACCTTGGCACAAAAACCAATGGCCGGAGGTCCCTCGGAACTGGAGGGGCCTCGACGACTGGCGTGCTGGAAGGAGGAACAATAGAATTTGGGGCAACAGATGCATCAACCAGCCAATCTAGTGACTGGTGCAACACACCCTGCCTCGGTCGCAAAGCGACCGGGGCCATTGACCCAAACATGACCGTTGGAGGCCGAAACACCGCATCAACCTCCTCCTGAAGAACCGGAGGGGTATCCGCTGCGGCGGACGCTTCAACAACATCAGTCTGTTCCACGGCATCTCCAGCACTCATCCCACGCAATTGGCCGGAACCAGTGGGGAGTGTGCGTGGTTCTGGTTGGGGGGTAACCAACCGAGGTACACGTGGGTGTATCGTCAAACCCGTCTGCAAACGCGCCGTGGTTTGCAGAGTGGGTCCATCTGTAAGCAGATCGATACCATCCAGGCGAGCATCCTCAGCCACCTCTTTAATGATACTGCTGTCATGCGAGTAGTAAGAAAGAGAGCTGAGTAGCTCGCGTCGGACGGCTTGATTTTGCCGACGCTTGAGTTGCAGAGAATACTGAGTATCTGGGGATGTGCAACAACAGAAATTCACAACGCCGTTCGTGAACCAGAAGTCCGCGAAGCTTTCCTTTAGTTTCCTCCAAATGCCAGGAGCGGGTGCAATGTGACTAGCATGCACTAAAGGTATAAAATCGTTTGAGCGTTG